CCAAGCGAATACGCTTGCATACTCGCTTGTGATCTGCTCCTGGTTTCGTCGGCAGGTCGAGAATCTGCTCCGCTTCAACTTTCCAGATTCGTGTTTCAGGGTCGCTGTAGTAGGCCCACGGCCCGCTCGGATGGTCACAGAAATGAAAACCGGAACCGCACAGCTCGATTTCACCTTCGTGTTCATGCCACTCGCCGGGAACGAATTGGAAACTGAGGCAACGCAAGTTCTTGTCAGTTGCCTTGTAGCCTGTCATTCGTTCGATAAATTTCTGTTCGCTCATGCCGATTCACGCTCCTTTCTTTGCTCGCCATCACGCTGGATCGCGTCGTACACTTCTTCGCGATGGATCGGCACGCTGGCGGCTGCTTCCAGGCCGATGCGCACCTTGTCGCCTTTGATGTTGGTGATGACGAGACGTACTTGATTGGCGCCTTCGCCGATGATGATCTTCTCGTTTCGCTTCCTGCTCAAAACTAACATGCGTTTTCCTCCGTGCTTGGTGCTGTTTGCGTTTCCTCAAAACCTCCGGCGCGTTTCCGCGCCGCCGCCGTGAGCTATGCTTGACACTCTTGGCATTCGCATTTCTGAACGCCGCACTCGATGCGTTGCAGCATATCCATGTACACCACCGAGATTTTCTCGCGGCTATCCCACCTAGCGGAAACCAGGTAGTGACATCCGGTGGCGACTCGAAACGTCATTCCATCGGGCGCGATTGCTTCCACTTCGTTTTGCGCAAATTCCAACGTGATACCTGTCGCCTTAGCTTTCTCGATCAGCTTTTCTTTTGTGCTGGTCATTTTAATTCTTTCGTGTGTTCCGACTCACCCAGTCGGCGAGCGGCCGGCGTTTACGAAATTAACCCTGACCTGTATCTGCGCCGGCGAGCCATAGATGTGGTAATGTACGTTTCGATGACTGGCGTGCAGGATGCCTCCAATCGGCCCGTGGTCGCTCACTCGGCAGAGTTCTCCGGCGCGAACTAAGTAGGTGCTGCCGACATGCGTTTTTGTGACCGACCAACCGTTCTCACGTAAGGACGCTACCGCCGCTAGCAGATCGTCTCGCGTGTCGAGGTCTGTGAATCCAGCACACCATCCAGGCAACGACGCTTGGTAGGCCGTCCAGGCGGCTTGGGCAGCTTTACGCTCTTGGCGACTTTCTAGCATTTTGTTTCCCCTTTGACTGTGTCCATCATATGCTTTCGTCCCGGCCAGGTCAATAGCATCAGGCTAAATATCGCAAGATTTTTTTGTGGGACTGTTACGTTCGCCCTAACTGCTTACGGTGACTAAAGTTAGGGTTTCCGGGAATTGTTCGGCAAACTTGTTTTAGCTGTCGAATTTCTGCCGGAGTGAAAAATAAGCACCCCAGGTATGTGCCGAGTTTTAGTCGGTCCGCGTGTCGCCGGACGGTGCGAGGGGAGCAGCCGATTAGCTCGGCTACTTGGTTCGTGCGGTATAGATCCGTGACATCCATACTGTATTATTGTCCGCGAGAGGTCGGGCGTCAAGTTTGGCCCCAGATGCCGATCCCGCCAGATGCCGATCCCGTTAGAAAAACATCGGGATGACTGTCAAATAACAATAAAAAATCGCACCATCGGCAGCGAATAACGACTTCTCCGCTTTAATGCGAATCTCCGAGGCGGCCGTAACGCTCAATATCTGTGACCACGACGCCGCCCACGGATCGCCGTCAGCCAAGCCTGACGTATTCACAATGACGGTTTCTGTGGTCGGATAATCGGTGAGCCCACCATAACCGCTCAAAGTGATTTGCATTCTCCCGCTGCCGTTCGCGCTAAACAGCCAGAGGTGCGAACCGTGAAACTTGTGATTGAACCAATAGTCGCCGCTGCTCTCCGAGATTTCCACCACATTGTAATTTCCCGTCCCAGACGGATAGACGAGATTGCTATTGTTGAGCATGTCTGCCATCGGGATCGTCGTCGCCGTGCCGTCCACGGTCATTGCGGACATGGAAGGAATGCCGCCCTTGAATGCCGCATGTGGACGGCCAAGAGCGATAGCACCGCTGGCCGCCTGCCGGGACATGCTGCTGTTGAGCGGCATGACATACTTTTCGCCGTTGATCTCGTGAAGCGTTCCCATCGCTCCAAGTGGTGCGTCAAATGCGGCACACCAGTACGCTTCAAAGGCAACGCCGCTGGAATCCAAGTCGCCATCGGTTGCGTCAATAGCGTCAGCGTATTTGAAATCCGCAGTGCTTAGTTCGCCATCGGTGGCCATCCCGGTTGCGGTCGTGTATACCTGGACAAGACGCGCGCCGCCGCCTGGATACCGCCAAGGCAGCCGCTTCCGTTGATGCGCGCCGCGCCCATGCAACGCCCCGCTTTCATAATCGCGGAGCATTGTCAGCAAGCGACGTATCGCGCCTTCATCGAGACCATAAATCCGACCTGCCATTATGTCACCGAGATAATGACGCTATCGGCCACCACAACGTCATTGGTAATGGTTACTGCTTGCGGGTTCATACGCATAGTGCTAAAGCCTTTGTAGATGGTCAGGTTCGTGATCGTGCGAGGAACGCCGCTTTGTGTCCAGTCGGCAGAACCGCCGTGCATGTTTACGTCGATCACCGTGCCTGTGCTGTTATGCACAAACGCCCCGCCGTTGACGTTTACTTTCGTCGCTGCCGCCGCCAAGAGAAGCGTCAGCGTGCCGCCGGAAACGTCTGCGTCGATGATTGTGGCCTCACTCGTTACCGTGCCCGCTAGGATGTCGATACTCGTTCCAGTGAGTGTCACGCCCGAACCGATGCCGATAGTTGCCTGCCCGCCAGTCGTCCGTACCGCCGTCGTCACGGTCGATGTTTCGCCGGAGCGAATTGCCAGCCCAACGCGCCCGCGAGTGACTGATAGCACGGTAATTGCGGAGCCGATGAGGTACAGGCCGTAGTTGCCCGTTGTTGCGTTCGCCGTATTCCGAACGTCCAATGGGATGGCCGCAGCCCCAACGTCTATGTAGGCTGTTCCCTGCCCCGAAAAGGAAAAGGCATTGGGGTCGATTTCCAGAAACGCCGCCGACGTGCCGATGGTTCCCGTGTAGCCTTCCTCGACGATAAAATCACCGATGGCGACGGCCGACTGGTCTAAACTGGTGCTGATCGATCCGCCACCCGCTGGGATGCGGACGTTATCTCCGGTGCTCGGAACGCCAGACGGAGACCAATTGCCAGCCGTGCCGTAGTTGCCATCCGCACCGACCCAAAGTTTTTCTGCCATAGGAGTATCCTCGTGCGTCGTCGCAAATCATCGAATGCAATTTTGGTTGTACTTGGCGTCCTGACCGCTGCCGCCTTGTTGCTTGTCTGCGTTGTTGCCATCGTCGCTCTCGAAAATGGCGTGATTCGTCCGCCCTCAATTCCACCGTCCGCCGTTCCCTTCCATTCACTAGGACCAAGCTACCGATCAATAAAAACCGGAATGAGTCGCAGTCAGGTCGTTTCAGTTATGGGCAGTGACTTCATTAGCGAGGCGGAAATGGATTTTCAGTCAATTGTGATCGAGCCAGGCTTTGAACCAACGAACCACAATATCGAGGTTCTTGGCTGGCGTGATTCCGACCGTCTTATTGTGGTTGGCTTTCATAATGGCAAAGTAATAACGAAGGGGTTTTATCGTGGCGACTTAAAGGTCAGCGATTGGTAGGTTGAGCAACGCAAACGGCAGTTGATCGTACACCTGCAAAATCACGAAGTGCGGTAAGTCGGCAGGATGCAACTCGTCGCCGTCGGCATCAAGTAAACCGATTCGTGGCTGCGGCGGGTCGTCTTCAGTCACAAACGCCTTAATCTTGTTTTCGTCGCTGGCGTCAATATAGTACGTACCAATATCCAATACTTTGAGATTCCAATCTTCTTTCTCGAAAACAAAATTGTATGTGACTCTCCAGGATTTGAATCCGTTTCTGTACACGCGGTCTGCTTCGATACGGCAACGCACCGTGTTGGGCGGAGCGCCTAAAAAGTTATCAGAGTTGGTCGCGTCTTGATATGCTCGCACCGTCGCAAAGTCCAAAGCGATTTGATTGATGGTGATTGTCAGAATCGGGCGACTGGTTTCGTACTCCGGCGGCGGGTCGAATTTCTCTCCGGCGGAGTTTACAGCACCGGCACCGACCCATCCCTTGAGCGGATTCTGGCTAATGGGGTTCCTCGTGGACTCAACGGGCACAACCTTAGTCTCAAAGCCAAAATGTACCGCTGGCGATTCATCCTCAATATCTTCGTCGCCCTCAGCATCTGGTGCGTCTCCCTGATTACTGGCGGGGTCTGCGTGCTTGTTCGAGTAGACGATTTCCACGGCCCACGCGGTATGCGAACCGGGAATCTGCTGGGCACGCCGCTCGACCACTCTCACCAGCGGATCATACTCAGTTACTTTGTTCTGCGAATCTCGCACCTCGTAGATGTGATTCAGCAGCGGGATCCCATCTGTGAGCGCGACGCGTAAAGCGCCGGAACGTGGTTCGTCGGTTTCCACGATATAGACGCGGCGATAGCGAATCTCAGTTCCGCCCTTTGCGTCAGTCGTCACGACTCGCTCGCGGTCTTGTGCTCTCTCGCCGATTAGGGTTGTGCCGTTTGGCATTAGATAGGCGCCGCTTGTATAGGGTCGAGACGGTCCCGGATGTCGCGTAGCAACACGTTGCCTATCGCTAACTTCGCACCTAAGTCTTTAACGGCAGGCAGAAGAGGCTTCATTGTATCGACTCGCGCTCGATTCTCAGCGCTAATGGCCTCGCTTGTCCCTTTCAGAAACGCGGCTGGCTTGAGATCTCGCATGGACTTGGCTAGACCTTTCATGGCGTCCTCTGCTCCTTGATTAATGCCGAGCTGCAACTCCATTTCGGCCTTTAGTCGAAGCACTTCCTCTGGCAGCTTATCACCTATCGCTTCGGCTTCCGCGCCTAAGTCTTCAGCGGATTTTGCCGTATCGTCGATTTGTTTTTCCAAGTCCTTGAATGCGTCCAAAACTAATCCGGTGGCCACTCCAGCGGCCACCATGCTAGTGGCGAGAATCGCCCAGCCTTTCGGCCCGCTGAGCGCTTGAGTGATTACCTGCGCCGATGCCATCGCTTTCAAGGCGCCTACAATCGCTTTAATAATCGCTGGCATACGAGAGAGGATCGCTAACGCACCAACGAGCGTAATGCCGAATGTCATTACGGACGCACTAACCTTTAATTGTGATGCGTCCCACGACCTGAGCCAGTCGATCGTTTCTTTCGCCAAGTTCACGAACCGCCGCATGGTTGGCATTAGAAATTCGCCAATCTCAATACGCAGCAACCGAATTTCGTTGGTAAGTTTATTCCAGCGACCTTCCATTGTTTCAGATAGCTTTTCGAGGCGTCCATGAAACCGCCCTCCCGCTGCCGTTGCTGACTCAAAAGCTAACTCGACAAGACGAAGCGAGATTCCACCGTCTTCCATTTTCTTTATCAGGTCGCCCATATCTTCGCCGGTTAGCCGTGCGATTTCTTGCAGTGGATTAAATCCTGCTTCCGTCATCTGACGAAGATTCTGGCCTACCAGTTTTCCGGCGGCAACGGTTTGTCCGAATACGTTAGCCAACCGCATAAGCTTGTCGGAATCGTTGCCAGCGATAGCCGCAAGCTGCGTCATCACGGGAACAACCTTTTCCAAATCTGTATTGAATGCCAACAAGAGGCGGGAGGCATCGGATAGTTGCTCGAACCCGAACGGGCTTTTGACATCCAGATCACGCAGTCCCGCGATCATCTTGTTTGCGCCGGCCACACTGCCGGTCAGCACCTCGAAGTCCGCCTTGAGGGATTCCATTGAAGCGGCAAGTTTGACGCTGCCGGAAATCCATCCAGCGATGCCACGGCCAGCCATGACGCCAGCCCAAACACCTGCGATGCGTGATAGAGTGCCAGTTAATCCGCCGAGGTCAGACTGCAGACTTTTAATGCCGGTTCGCACACCTGACGTATCGGTGCCGAATCGGATGGCGATATTAGAGATTGCATTTGCTGACATACTAAGCCCATACGTATTTGGCGCCGTCCCACTTTAGCGCTGCCTCGGTTCGGTTCCAGAGGTCTTCCGTTTCTTCTCGGCTCAGTTTCGGTTCCACGTACGGCCATGTCGCATTAGGCGGCGTGTTTCCTTGACTTCCAAAGAGTCCCGCCATCAATCTTTGGCGAAACACCTCTTGACGTATATCGTCTCTATCGTCTCCCCACGGTTGCAATTCATAGACCGCCATCCAATCGCAATACTGCTCCCATGTGAGGAATGGCAACAGGAAGTCGGGGTGAGGCACTCCAATCGACTTGCACAATGTAAAAGCAAATTCCCACGATGGGTAGGCTGCTAGTTTTTTTTGGCGTCCTGTTTAGCGTCCCCAGCGAAGTTGTTCATCGCCAATGCTTTTTCACTGATCGCCATGATAGCCTCAGGGTCCAAGCTATTGAGCACTTCGGTTCCTTCCGCAGAATCAAACACTTTCGCGCCGCTATCATCGACCACGGAATTCGCTACCAGGGCAAAGCAGAACTCAGCTTTCTTGTCGCCGGAAAGTTCTTGACCGTCTTCCTTCCCGAAACGGAGCAGCAATGCCAGTCGGTCTTGAGCGTTCAATTTGAGGATACGAACCGTGCCGAGCTCGGAAACTTCGATGTCCTGATGTTCTCGCGGCTTGGCGTATTTTTGGAAGTCTGCAAAGTTGAGTGGCATAGCGCTTATGTATAGGTAATGGGGGTAGAGCGGCGGACGGTAAACATGCGGGAGATAGTCGCACCGTTATTAACTTCATCCGGCACGATGGAAATCACGCGGCCACTAAAGGCTTGCGTGACGGGCGTCTCAAACGGATAGACAATTTGCCACGGCACGTTGTCGCCGCTATCTTTCAGCGTATCGATGATTTGGCAGTTAGAATCAGTAGGATCCCAAAACTGGCTAACGGTGAAGTCACTCGCTGTTTCCACGCCGTTAAGGAATATTTCCAGCGTGTCGTCAATGCAAGTGGCGTCAGCCTGATTAGATGCTCGCGGTGGAGGCGTGAGCGTCCGAACGCAGGCAACAGTGGTGAACGTGGTGTCCTCGTCGTGATCGACTTTAACCAGTGTTCCGAGACCAATTTGCTTGTCCATCTTATTAGCTCCTGATCTCGACTTGAGTTTCTATCGAGGCGTTGTATTGGTTGCTGCCTGCTGGGATTTGCACGTAATCATCTGACTGGTCGGTACAGAACACGCCTTGGACGCGAAGGCTTCCCCACGTTCCACGGTATCCGTCTAGTAGGTCTCGCAGCTTGTCGGAAATCACCTCTGCTTCGTGCTGGTCGTTTCCTCTGCACTCAATATCTAAGTAGGTGTGATCCGGATCGCGTTCGTCTGTGTCGCCGGAAAGGCTTATTTCTCGGTTGCGCCCGTTTCTCATAAACACGATGTATGGAACCTGCATTAGTTCATGTGCCGGAGCCTGCCCGATTCGTCCGCCACATAGCTGGGCGACGCCATTAGCCTGGTCTTTCAGGAATGTCACGAATGATTCACTAACGCTCATGTCCGCACTGACTTTGCGAGGGCTTTCTTTCGTTCCTGTTCAATGCCGTCCGCCATTTTCTTGTTGTGCTTAGCTATCGCGGCCGGTCCTCTGCTTCTGACTGTCGGCTCAAGGAATGGCTTGGGTCTGGCGGATACTGTTACCTGCTTGCCAAAAATTGTTCCTGATCGCGCCAACACCTTGGCGTTCTTTGCTCGGACGACGTGTGCCTTCGTTCCCTTTTCGACCAGGTGGGCATAACGCGAAGGCGACTGGAAGCGAAGCTTTACGCCGCCGGCCTCCAATGCCGCTGCCTTCTGTTTTCCGATGCCAATAATCTTGCCTTTCTTCGTGAACCTAACCGCCCGCTTGAATCGTTTGCGCGCTCCAACAATCGCTGTTACGCCTCGCTTTCCGCCAACGAGTTTCACTCCCAATGACTTGCGAAGCTGCCCTGTGTCTTGCGTTACTCTCCTGCCCGCCTCTTCTTTTAGGATTCCCGCTCCGGCGCTAACAGCGTTTCTTGTGATCTTGTAAGCAACCGACTTACTGAATGTTTCCAGTGCGGCTCGTGCTTGCGGCACTCCGATGACTTTCATTTCGAGCATCAGTTATCCCATCGCAATCGCCACCTGGAGCACTTGTGAACCTGTACCGCTAATGTCGATTTCGCTGGCATTTGCGGCAATATCTGGCGAACCTTCTGGCAAGTAGAACAACGCCGAACCACCTACCGGCAGCGTGAACGTGAACGATCCCCCCAGCAGTTCGTAGCCGTTGCTCGCACCCTCGGCAATCGTGATGGCGTTCGCGTTCGTCGCCTTATTCGTGAACTTAATCATTTGCACTTTCAGGCCGGTCCCATCGACGATGCTGCCAAGTGCTCCGACGAGTGCCTGCATATCAATCGTGGCAGCACCGCCAGACATAGTTACTTCGAATGCGGCCTGCTTACTAACCGCTGGTGATGTGAGGCCAGTCAATGTTAGGCTTTGATTTGGGCCGACGTAGCTGATCGTGTTGTCGGTGGATTGAACCAAAGTTTCCGCCGATGTTTCGGTGATCGTCAACGCACTAATAAAGGTTGCTGAAACACTCATATTTCAAATCCCTATCCAGGGTGCTCCGAACAAATCAAAACCAGTTCTTGATTCGCTCTATCCGTGTTGTCTGGCGGCCCCACGATGTACAGCTTTCGCTCGCTGACAATCTCGCGAATCCGCCAAGTGCTTTTGATGTCCAAGTCGGGCCGAAAACGCATCTTCACGCGGTGGGTCGCAGTCGGATATTGTTGTTCGGCGAAAGTAAATTTCGTGCTGGTGATTTGTTCGATGCTGACCCACTCTTGCCCGCGTTCGTGCCACTGATCTTCCATCTGGCCATGCGTGTTTGCCTGTCCCGGCACGTTCTCTTCAAGGGCTACTCGCGTGCGGCATTCGGCGGCTGTGACATAGCGAGACTTCTTAGACATATTCGGGGAGCATGTACGGTGCGACCAAACTCATCACGGACGAATCGACGTACTTGCTGGCCTCCATTGCTCGGTTCTCGTAAGCCTCACGAATCAACAGCAGCATGGCTTGCTTCAAAGGTGCCGGAACAAGTGCCACGCTCGCATAGCCTGCGGTGTACGTCACTGTCACGGCATCAACTTGGTCGATTGTCTCTGGCCAAATAACATTGTCCGCAGGAACAATCACGCCGGGTTGATTGGCGATGCTCACCACGTACTGATCGCTGGCCAGTGTTTGCGAATCTCCGTTTTCGTCCAGGTAGGTTATCGAACTAACGGCAATGACCGGAGGGAATAGGAGCTTGATTTGTCCGGGGAAGCAATCGAGCTTGAGCACTCGTGTCGTCGTCAACATTGTTCGCCGCGTTAACTGCTCAACTTGAGTGCGAGCCACCGTTATCAGTCGCTTTAATTCCTCATCGTCCAGGGTGTGCAAAATCCGGCATTGCTGCTTCGCTTGGTCAAGCGTTACAGGTTCGGCGGTCGGTTCGATGGTGGCATTGTTCGCCATCACTTCGCCTTTGGTTTGTCGTCTGTCTTGTCGGTTTTCGTTTCCTTGGCAGCCTTCGGGGACTCCACCTCTTCCGCCACCTGTCGCCGCAGCCAGCGGCGCCCGTGGTCGTCGGTCACTTCGTAGGTCTTGCCTGCTTCATAGCGCCGGTCATTCGGTGGCCCGCCCTGGTCGTAGAAAGCGTCGGCAGTGAACTTTATGAACATGGGGCGGCCTCTTTCTCAAATCGAGCGTAGTACGTTTCATCCCGCTTCCACTCGCCCCAGGCTTGGTCGTTGGGGTAGTTGCTGTCGCCCTGGTGGTTGACGGGAATCTTGCGGGTGGCAATGAGCTTGCAGCCCATCTCATTCATGCGGTGGCTGTTGAGCCAATCTTCCGGCACCGCTTCGGCAATCCATTCACCGTTGTCGAGTCGCCGCGTCCGGTTGAGGAAATCGAAACACACCTCGTCGGCCCAGGGCTTCGTGATGTCGGCCACCCACAATCCTGTGTTGAGCAAAAGCGGCCCGCCCACATCGTCTGCCGTGAACGTCTCCGGCAAGTCCATTACCTCCGACATAGTTAATCGTCGAGGGTGCCAGATGTCGCCGGTGTAGATCGCGGTGGAAGTTGTACCGTACGGCCCCTTAATCGGAATCACGGTCGAGACTGCATCCGCTTGATGCGCGTCCAGTTCGTCAATGAGCGTATCGAGCCACCACTTCGCCGGAGCGAGGTCGTCGTGAATCTGTGCGTACAGGATTCGCGGGTTTTGTTCCTCCGGCAGTCCTTGCTCGCGATTCTCCGCAATCACCTTGTCTCGAAAGTTCAGTGCCCCACACCACGCCTTGTTGAAGCCGAGTGTGAGTAGCGTGGTGATCGGCTTCGTGAGGGCAGCAACCGTTCGCCGCTGGCAGGGGAAGAGATAGAACGCTTCCGCTGCCGCTTCGTTGATTTGCTGCCCTCGCTTGGCCATTGCCAACACGACTAGCGTATCTCGCTGCATGGGTTAATCCGTGATAGCGGTAAGTGGCGTTGCCTTGCCGTACTTGGCTGGATACAGAATGGCCGTGACTTGATGCGTGGTGTTCGCACTGGTGGCGAGCTTCACCGCGAAACAGTCAAAGCCGTTCGTGATGTCCAAGTCGGTGGCCTTAATCTCAATCACGTTCATCAGCGACTTGGAGTTCGTCGTGTCGGTCGTGAAGGTGTTGGAAGTCACCGCTGTTTCGGCGAGCGCGTCACCAGCGGCGGTGTCGATGTTGGCGTACTGCGTGGCAAACCCCAGAGCCTTGCCGCTACCGTTGGCAACGGTCGTGGCCTGATTGAGCGTGATGGCCGAACCTGTCACGGTCAAACCGTTGAGCGTGTTGATAATCACGCAGCAACGCTCGTAGCCTTTAAGGCTGATGAAATCAGACGTGCTGGTGGAAGCTCCGGCGGGGCCGAACAGCGAAACCACCTTAGCTTGCTCAATGAGCATGGCATTCGGGGAAATCATGGTAACGAGTCCTTATCGGGGTTTTACTGTTTAGCGAGCACCAAGAGTGACGAATGGGCTGTAGGTGGCCGAGCCGTTAGCGGCGGCCATCGTGGTGGACCACCAAGGCATTCCGCCAACACGAAGAACGAATCGGAACGCCGTAGCGTTTTGGTCGAACCATAAATGCATCGAGGTATCGACGCGAGGATTCGCACCGGCCTTCAAGAGCAGCATGTACTGGCTGAAGTCGGCAAAGAAAATATCTCCAACGTCGCCAGCCGTCTTGCAAGCCTGATGAGGAATGACCGGACGGCCAAGCAGCACGCCATAAGGCGAACCCGACAAACCACCAGGAGGGAAGTACAACTGCGAACCCCATCCGCTGACGGTGTTGCCGTCGTTATCGAGGCCAGCCAGTGAAAGCTTCATCATCCAAGGTTCAAGTTCTGGATTGATGAGCCAGACCGCAGTGGAACGCGAAGGAGCGTACATGCGGTTGTACATCTTGATGATGTTATTCGCGATAAGCGAATCAGCGATCTGCGACGACTCTTTCGTCACGGAGACGATGGAAGGACTGGCAGCAATGCCGAGTGGCATTCCATTGCCTGTGCCGTGCAAAATGGCGTCATCGACCTTGTGGGCGATCTTCTGCGGAGCCTTGCGTCGAAGGTAAGAATCCAACGCTGGAGCATCCTCAAGCAGTTCGTCCGTCATTGCCACCAGGGCAGTGATGCGATTGAGCTTCACTGTGCGATCTTGCAGCGATGGCTTGGTTTGCGTCATCGTGGACGCTTCGCCATCCCAGTACGCTTGGATGCCGCCGCTGGTCTGCCAGGGGGTCGTTTCATCCGCTGGGCAAGAGAAGTTATTGCTGCTGGTGCGAATCTGGTCACATCGACCAACAAGCGTATCGCCACCCATCACGGTTTCCATGATGGTGTTTCGGAAGTCCGGCGGGACAGCGAATCCGCCATCCGTGCCGCTGGTTTCGTTGCCGTAGGTCGTGGCGGCCGCCAGGCGTTCCAGTCGAGGATCGACAGACCCGCCGTTCAAGGCAGATCGGCGAACATGGAAGGCCATTTCTCCCAGCGAGTGAAAACCGCCGTTTTTAGCCAAGGTCGGATTTGGGAGAACGCGAACCGATCCGCCCTTGGGTGCTAGACGCTGTGGAGGAGCGTCGTCGTCGGACTGTTGAGTCAACTGGTCAGGCTGTGTCTTTCGGCCACTGCCAGCGGTCAATACTTGCTGTTGCTCGCCCAGAGATTGCAGACGCTCGATATTCGCCTTGGTGTGTTCAAAGGCTTCGAGGTTGCGGTCGAATTGCTCGCCTTCTTCGACCGTGAAGTCACGCTTCTCGGCTTCCGCTTTGGCGGTGAGTGCTTCGTTGTCGGTGAGCAATTCCTGCAATCGCTCTTGCAGTGCGTTGATGTCCATTGTGCGTTGCCTTATTCAGACAGCGCACAAAAAAGGCGCTGCTTGGTTGGTGGTTAGACCAACGGCAGCGCCCTAGTTAACTAAGTGCTAATCCGTTCTTTCGGCCATCGTTCCCGCAAGTAAACTCGCGGCACTTGTGGCCTGATGCTTTAACTATTCAGATTCTTCGTGCCATTACAAGGTGTTTGTACCAAACTTCTATTTCGGCTTGTACTTCACAACGGTCGTTTTGCTGACGTTCAACTGCTTGGCAACCTCACGTACCGTCTCCGACTCACGACGAGATTTAATCTCCTCGCGAAGGTAGAACGGTAATGGTTTGCCACGTTCAGCCATTCTTCAACATCTTGGCGGTTCGTTTCATTTCTGCCAGCAAGTCAGCCTTAGCGGCTGCAATCGGTCGCGGTGTCGGCTCTGGTTGTTCGCCAAACTTGCGATCTAAATATCGCCCCACGTAATCGTTCAAGCGTGCTTCCACCACTCCGCGGTCTTGTCCGTCGAAAACCGAATCAAGCAGCTTCTCGCCCTTCCACAGTTCGGCAAGCGGCATCCCCTCGATCGACAGCAGCCCGTCTACCGCATCGCCGGTGTCCACAATGTCTGAGGCGTGCAGTGCGGTCGGTCGCCAGAGCGGAGGCAGTTCGTTGCCTTCCTCGTCGGTTTCGTACTTGCCTTCCTTGGTCATACGAAACTCTTGGTCAGCTTGCACAACGATGGAAGAACTAAGGGCGTCGGGGTCGCTCTCGGCCAAGTCCATCACGTATTCACCTAGAGGCTTGCCTCCCTGCGGTGGCGTTTCGAGTGCCGTCTTGTCGAAGTACAAATCACCACGGATCGCATTGACTCGCTTGCCGGTTCGCTCGTCCGTCGCCTTGTCCATGTAGAGATTCTTCGCACGGCCCAGGAACTTGCCGAGGCCGTCGTTGGACATATCGGGATGCGTGAAGCGTGACTTCAAGCCGCCCTCTTTGGCGTTGCCGAGTTTCACCAGCGTCATTAGCGCTTGCGTGTCGAATTCGCCCCGCCCGTCGCTCTTGAATGGTCCCTCCTGGGCGATGACGTAGCCCCGCAAGACTTTCTTCTCACGATCCACACCTACGGACTTGCCGGTAATGGTGGCACGCAGCCAGTCGGGGGTTTCTTTCATGGTTGGCATGGTTCGGTTTCCTTTCTGAATGTAACGCAGTAGCCATCACCACGAAGGTATGACCAGTGCGTGCTGACCGACTCAAAGTGATAGCCGTCGTGCGGTTTGCTTAGTATCTCGACGACTTCCGCGACGGTTGTAGCGTAGTAGTAAGTTGCACTGGCGTCGTTGATGGTAGTCGTTATCATTGCCTTGCGTCCTATGCTGCCGTTGCAGCTAAAGCAGCTACAACTGAATTTCGTAATCGGGTCGATTCTTCCTCGCTGGTGCTGCTGCCCGCCTCATCTTCGAGGTGCGTATTGAGCCAGGCCAATACCGCCGCATTTACAACCGTTTGAGCCCCGTTTCCGTGTAGTTCTGCGAGCATTTGCACGCCAGCCGTGAGGTTTTTCAGGCAGTATTCGCGGTGCTTTACCACCCACTTTAGAAGGTCGTCGCCGGTTAAATGTTGGTTCGCCTTCTCCCTTGCAAGAATGCGACGGCAAGCATCTTCTAGGACTGCCAGGCACGCCGATTCCAGTCGCGACATGGATTCCTTCTGCGGCTCTGACTTCTCTTCCGTCTCGGCTTCCGGTTCGATTGTCGGCGGTGCCTTCGCTGGTGGCGGAACCTTGCCAGCATCTTCCAAGAGCTGCATGTTGAGCGGCACGAATCGCTTGTCGCCGTCGGGTCCAATGCCTGGCAGTCCGAGGTAACGCAAACCGTCGTTAATCGAGTACAGGCCACGGTCAACCATGTCTTTTACGTGAGCAGTGCGGGCTGCGGTGTCTCCGCGGATTCGCTCTCCCATGTCGATGACGGTAATCAGCTTACCCTGATTGTTGCGACCAAAGAGCTTCACATCGGCTTCTCCCTCGCCGCGTTCCGCCCACGGTCGCAAGGTATCGTTAACAAATTCGATGTCCTGGTGCTCGATGTTGTTATTGGTCGAACGGCTTAGGTCCGCGATCTTGTGCGGTGGCACTCGGAAGATACGGCAAATCATGGCGGGGGTAAGCTGCATTTGCTCAATAAGCTGCACCTCTTCCGGTGGCAGTCCGGTTTGTTGCCATTTCAGATCTTCTTCCAGGATGGCCACACGTCGCCGATTCACTGAACCCTGATGGCGTGCTTCCCATGATTTTTGCAGATTCTCCCTTGCCGGTTCGGATAGCTGCTTAGGCGTCGTGAGAATGCCGCCAGGAGTAGAATCGTTGCCGTTAAAGGACGCCGCCGTCTCTTCCTGGGCAATGGCCAGCCCGATCGTGCGCGCGTGCATCCGAATCACTGACCAACCCATCAACCCATCAGGAGACGGCCCCATGAGGTGAAACATATCGTTCTGGTAAAGGTAGCTCGGAGAATCGTTATGGTTGTCAACCTCGTACACTAGCCGCCCGTACTCATCCCGTCTCATTTGGACGCGACTGGGGTGGATTTGCCACAGAGCCACAGGTTTTCCGGCGACGTTTCGTTCGATTTCAGCGAAGCCATTGCCCCAGCCAAGCGCCCATGCCCACAGTGTTTCACGAAAGGCAAAGGAGCGTGTCTCAGGATTTGAGTCGATGTCCAATATCCAGTTCAGTTCGTGGTCTGGTAGCAGGTCATGCGTGCCATCGTGGAGCTTGCGGGCCACTCGCCACGGCATACCCGCCAGCGTTTCCGAGATAACGCGAATGCACGCCCAGACTGCCGATTGCGTGAGTGCCGTGTCTTCATTGACACGCACGCCAGCCGATGAGCGAACAAAGATGAACTGCGGGGCACGGTCTACATCAGCAGGGGAAGTCTGCGGAGCGAGCGACTGTTTCTTCCGAGGCTTTCGAGTTTGCTTAGGTGCTGCCATGCTTAATAATCCTCATCGTCGTCTAGCCAATTAGGTGCGGTTGGCGGCGACTCGCTCACGCCAAGGCTTAAAACGCCGCGTTTCTCATATACTGACGGTCGGTCGATGTTCGCAATCGTCCCAGCGAACGCCATTAACACCGCTACCATCCCGTCGATCTTGTGCAACTTGTTGCCCTTGTCCGGCATCCATTCATCTTTGGCGTTGCGATTCACAGTCAAGTTGCCGGCCTGCCAGCCAAGGATTGGTTCGTTGCCGTGCCAAATGTTGCCAGCGTGCAATTCTCGCGTGAAGGTGCGGACGGGTTCGTTGTAGCTGCGGTGCGATTGGATGAACTTGTAGATTTCGAGGCCGTGTTCCTCTTGGAGTCGCTGGGCAATGACCGAAGCAAAGTTGGGATCGTATGCCCAGTTGCGAATGGCGTATTGATTCGACCACGCCACCGCTGTGCGTTCGACAACAGAAAAATCCACTTGGTCGCCGTCGTGAACTTCTAACAGTCCGTCGCGAATCCACGAGCGAAACGGTTCCTGCGCGACCGGGAACGTGCCATCCTTGCAACACCACGCCTTGGCAATGACTTCCCAATGGTCAATGGCTCGACCTTCGTCCGTCTCGCGGTAGAAGGGGAACGCAGCTCCGATTGCACACCAGTCGTCGGAGCGTCCGAGGTCGAATCCGCCAAAGCCTTCCGAGCCTTGCTTGATGGTTAATGGCTGGCTGCCCTTCTTCCACATCTCAGATGAAATAGCACGCTCACTCGAACCCACCTTGACATTGCAGTGGTAGCGTAGGAATTGGTTCGTCGTCGTTGGCTTGTGCTTCGCTTCGTTGGCTTGCGTGCGGAGATATTCCGGCTTGACGCTAACGCCGTAGTTGGGGTTCGCCTTGGGCCAGACTTTCTCGTCGAACGGGTCGTCGCCGTCGTCGATGCGTGCCACAAATGCGAACGCTGTATCGTCGATGATGTTGCCGTCGATCACCGATTCCAGCACCTTGACCGCGAATTCGTCCTCTTCCAGCCAGAGTTGGGATTTGTCGTCTCCGGCGGTGGTGATAATCGCCATGAGCGGTTGTCGGCGCGAACCACTGCCGGTGTTCATCGTTTCGTGGAACGGCCGATGATGCTCTCGCCAGGCGTGCAATTCGTCCAACACGATGCAATGCGGGTTGAGTCCGTCGAACGGCTTATCGCTACCAAGGGGACGAAACAGAGAATGCTTATCCTCCCAGCTAATTCGCTGCGGAGCCGACGCTCGCACTGTCGCCCGCTTCCTTAACGCCGGAGACGCTTGCACCATGCGAACCGCCTCACGATGAAGAATCTTGGCTTGGTCCTCTTTAGTCGCAGCACAATACACCTCCGCTCCCGGCTCGAAAGGCTCGTCTGCGAACATGCACAGCAGCGCGAGCCCAGAACACAGGGTTGTCTTGCCATTCTTTCTCGCGAACGTCAGATACGCCTTGCGAAACCGACGCAAGCCCGTTTGAATGTTTCGCCAGCCGAACAAGCACCAGATGATGAACTTCTGGAACGGGGCAAGCTCGAATCGCTCGCCATCCCATTCGCCGATCGAGTGACGGCAGCACTTAGGAAAGAACAGCACCGCCCTGGTCGCAATATCCTTGTCGAACTTCCAGCCGCGAGAATGAGCGTGCTCAAGATCTTGGACGTGACGCTGAACCGCTAAGAGTACGAGTCGGCCCACAACGATCTCCCCGGAGAGAACGCCGTCGATGTAATCTTGAACGTCGTGTTGTGGGTTTGCGTGCGCGATCATCCTACAGCCTTAAAGTTCCTCACTTGGTCAAGCTCGTCCTCTTCCTCTTCCGGTTCAGGCTTGCCTCTCAATCGGGCATCGGCGGCTGGGGTCAAGCCAAGTTCTTTCTCGTACGCGAGCATCAATCGCTTCGCCGTGTTCAGTTGCTTGACCTGCGGACGGAGATATTCGATTCCGTTGTGGCCGCAAGTCGTTTGTCCGTGCTCGTCAATGTCTTTTTCGAGTGCCGCCATTTCGTCAGCGAGCTTGCAAGCCTGGGTCAGCGTGTGAACATGCAGGACCGTGAGCGATTGGGCGAGCAGTTTCCAAAGCTTCTTTCCGGCGGTCCCGATTTTCGCGGGACACTGCGGAAGTTTGCCCGACACGCCGTGAGTTTTTGCCGACTTCGATATTGGCCCGCGTTTTCCTGACATGCCTCGTACCCCTAAAGTCAATACTCGCCTGAATTTATGCAAGGCTGCCGCGCGGTCATGGTGGGGGGGGGTGTACAGAAATATATCCCCCCCCCGCCTGGGCTATGTAGTCACCTTGACCTCACCACCCGTCGTCACTTTGATTCACTCGCCTCGTGCCGTCCTCGCGTCGTGGTGCGGCCCACATAGCCCCACCACATTCGTCTCGTCCAGCCGCTTGGCCGGATCGTACTTGATCTTCACGAGGTGATGCACCTCAATAGCAGGCTCGACAATCCCTTCGCCTTCGCAATCCTCGCACAATGGATACTCACTCAAGTATCTCGCCCTGAACCGTTGCCAGTCCCACCCATAACCGCGCTCGCTCGTCTTGCGGTCATGCCTCGTCGGCACGCATTCACAGCGTGGGCCGGCGAAGGGACGATGACAGCGTGAACAGAGGCGTTTAGGTTTGACGGGCATACAGGCATCTCACTTGCCAAATGTTCCTTGCAATCACGAACGCCTGAATCTCCCAGCACTTCCAACGCTGCGGTATCGTGTCGGGGTGACTTTCTCCAATGGCGGGAATGCCGCTCATGTTCATCACCTCAGATGATTGCATTAGCTCATCAGTCTTAACGATGAACGTGCGGTTCAGTTCGCCGGGCTTTCGTCGCACTTCCTTGATGTTCGCCATCGTTTCTGTCAACCTCACGCATTGGGACCATTCACAACATCAATCTTGAGCTTATTCCCATCATGTGGAAACGAATCACCGTTACCACTCTCGATCACTCGGAACCACAGCCAGAACGTTCCCTCTGTATCAAGGTTTCCGGCCGTGAATGTGTAGGTGACGCTCCCAACAATGAACGCCGTATGATTCCCGCTACCTGCTGACGCCAGGTCGATCGCAGGCCCGTCCTTGGTGGCTGCCACCCGAAACGAATTATCTTCCACGTCTCGAGCGAAGTACCTTGTTGCCGCGGTCAGCCCGCTTGGAAGCGTCCCGTCTGTGGCGAACACGACTTGCATTCCCTTGGTGACACGATGATCGTTGGCCGTGAGCCTGGCTCCTGTCGCACTTGCCACGACCGTAAACGTCGGGTGAATGCTCACACCGGTCGCTGTCGCTGCCTGCTTTGCTCCTCCTGAAGCCGTCTCGATAATCACGTTGACCGTTTTGCCGGCGAGGTCCACAGGCTTGCCGCCCTGCATGAGGACAGCAGCCAAGGGCGTGCGAATATCACCTTTGGTACGGACATCAGTTTGAAGCGTGTTGTTCATCCGCCGCGTACCTCTCGAAAGGCTGTTTCGGGTCCATTGATTTGCGTGGCTGTCGTGTTTGGTCCGGCGAGTTTGGTGAATTGATTGTCTGGGCCACGGAGGACGTAGAAGGGGCCGGAGATGATTGGAGAACTTGCATCCACCATCACCCCGCTCACCGCAAACGTCAGTGTCGTCTCCCCGCTCATCGCCCCAGCACCAACCAGAACGCCGGCAGTCGTAAACGTCAGGTCGGTCGATCCAACTAACGCTCCCGCACCCTGGAGGCTTCCCGCCGTGCTAAACGTCAAGTCTGTCGCGCCACTCGCAAACGCGAATCCGTCCAAGTCTCCCGTTGTGCTGAACGTGAGCGAGGTCTCGCCTGCCAAGTCGCCAGCACCGAGGAGTAGCCCAGCCGTGCTAAACGTGAGCGACGTGCTGCCACTCATCGCGCCAGCCGTCAGATTTTCGAGCGTGCCAGCCAGGGTGAAGGTGAGCGAGGTCGATCCCTCTAAGACGCCCGCGCCAAGCAACGTCCCGCTGGGCGCAAATATGAGCGAGGTCGAACCCGCCATCGCCCCGGCCCCAGTCAGGCTGCCAGAGGGGGAGAATGTCAGTGAGGTCGTGCCGGCGAGTGTTCCCGCGCCGACCAGAACACCCGCCGTCGTGAATGTGAGCGACGATGCCCCCGCCAGCGCACCGGCGCCTACCAGCGTCCCCGATGGCGCGAACGTCAAATCCGTCGCACCTACCAACGCCCCTGAACCAACGAGCAGGCCCGCAGTCGAAAAGGTCAGCGATGTGCTGCCTACGATGTCGCCTGAGACGTTCGGTTTGGAGAGCCAATATTGGAGCATAGGTTTTCAGTCGGCGGTTGCGATTCCCTTCACATGGTAGCGATTAGTCAGCGTTTGCGACTACGCGGCATTTACGTCCAACGCGCCAATTGCAAATGATGGCGTGATCCCGGCGCTCACATTAAGCGTTGCCGACAGCGCCCCCTTGAACAGCAAGTTCCCCGCGCCGCTGGAATCCGTGCCGATGCCGAAATGCGTAATCGCGTTCGTCCCACTGGCAGCTTCGGGAAACGTCACCGCGCCGGCGTTGCTGGCGTTGTCGCCTGAGACAGTCCAGGCCGCTCCGGTCCGCGCGATGGCCACGCGAGCGTAAGAGCCATAGTCGGCTTCGCTGGTCGTCTGGTCGCCGGTTTCGTCCGGGTCTGCCGTATGCAGCGAGACGTAGAGGTTGCCGTCAGTAGACGATCCTCGCAGGCCGGTCGCGTCCCCAATGTTCGCGATGTCGGCGTTGTTCAGAATGTGGTTAAGAATGGCGGTTTCGAAAGCGTTGGTTGCGGACATGGAAATGGTTCCTTGTGATTAGACTGATCGCCTTAGACGATCCTGCCCAAGACGATGTACTTGCTGGTGTTGTCTGGCTGTGTCACCCACGGCGAATCGGTTGTTGCATCCTTCGTGGTCGTTCCGGCGTAGGCGGTGATTTGCCGAGACTGTCCCGCCCCTGCTCCGTCGTAGATTTTCACCACGGCGTCTTTGTAAAAATCATCTTCCGCCGATGCCCCGCTGCGTAAGCGAATCGTCGATGCTCCTCCCGCCTGAGCCGTACCAATGTCATCGACGAATTGAGCGACGACGGAATCTCGGATGGCGTCGATAGTCGCAGTTGCCAATCCGGTTGCCGTTAGTCCAGCCCCCGCTACTCCGATATCATCGGTTTGCGATTCGATATCAACCAGGTTTGCGGCGATGGACGCGCCGCTGCCAAGGTCGGATGGCGAGCCGAGTGTGGTGGTGACATAGCCATATAAAGTAGACAAGTCAGAAGCCGTTGCCAATCCTGATTGGATGGCACTGATCGCACTTCCAGCCAGCGACGAACTATCAATCGCACTCGCCGCAAATGACGATGAGGTAATTGCACCCGATGCCACCGTATACGCATTCGCGTCAACTCGTCCGCCCATTTGCTGGATCGTCGAGCCGCCTACGTGCGTCGTATTAACCTCTGGCCGTCCGCCGCTGAACGTGCCGTTCGTGCCGCCGAATTGGGTGATGTTCGTGTCGGCCTGGCCTGACGTTCCGACGGCCAATGTTCGCCCGACAACCGCTGCCTGCAACGGTGCAAGGTCCATCAGGCAGAAGTTATCGCCAGCCGCCGCTGTGAATGTCGCGCCGGCCGCTAACGTGACGGTCTTCGTGCTCCCGGTGTAGTCGCTAATCAGGACTTTGGCGAACTGCACGGCGCTGGCGGCGTCGTGAATGATCGCGTACATACCATTGAGCGCGTCGTCTTCGGCAGGCCCAGTGGTGAGTGTGAATGATGTTTGGATCGCCAGCGACGCAATCGTAGTATTTAAGATCGCTGACGGATAGCCAATTGTGAACGTTGCAGCGGTGAAGCTGACTGTTTGCGTGTTGATCGTGACGCTATCAATCACCACGCGATAATGCGAACCGGCGGTGAAGAATCCAGTTGTCGTATTGTCGGCGAGGCTAATGCTCAGGCCGTGAATGCCGGTCACGCTGTCGAAGTCGATGCCATCGGTATCGAGTAGTGTATAGCCGCTGGTCGATGCTCGCTCCGTGGTCCCGCCATCCTTATAGATTTTGACATCGCCGACGGCTAGCCCGGTGAGTGTGAGCGATTCGCCATCCGCGCCGAACGAATCGAATTCGATATAGATTGTAGAGCCGGGCCGAACGATGCCAAAGTCGATCATGCGATGAGCCTCGCGCGGTTAAGGAGCTTGGATTCCAGCAGTGTGATTAGGCCGGTGGCTGGAGGTGCAGCCGCTGGAAAGGCGATGCCGTATCCGGTGCTTGGCGGCAAGGAACCGGGATCAGTCCATTTCGTTCCGAATGACGTGGTAATGCTGTAAATCGAAATGTAGGGGGAATTGTTGTGCGCGAGTCCGACGATGCCGGAGGCGAAAGCGATGCCATATCCGGTGCCAGTCGGCAACGAACCTGGATCAGTCCATTTCGTGCCGAATGAACTTGTGATGCTGTAGATCGAAATGTAGGGAGAACCGATGTGAGCAAGGCCGACGATACCGGAGGCGAAGGCGATGCCAATTCCATAACTTGGCGGCAAGGAACCGGGATCAGTCCATTTCGTTCCGAATGACGTGGTAATGCTGTAAATCGAAATGTAGGGGGAATTGTTGTGCGCGAGTCCGACGATACCGGAGGCG